TTACCAAACTTCTTATCAGCTTTTCTTTTAGCTGATTTATATGCTTTAGACTTCTTATTAAAAGATTTTGGTTTCCCTAATCTTTTTGGTCTAGCTTTAGCATATATGGGTTTTTTCATAGCCATTAGTATTTTCTCTTTCTTTTTTTCATAGCTGAATCTTTCATTAGTTTGCCATTAGGCATTCTATGATAACCTTTAGGAACTTTTTTAGTTTTCTTTTTTTTAGCCATATTAATTACTCATCTTTCCACCTGACCATTTTGCTTCAGGTAATCCATTTTTATACGATTTCCCATCAAATGTCAGCACTTGTTTTCTGTTAGAGCCATCTTTGTATGACACATGTATCCAACCACTATTCGCCTCGCCTGTCCAATACTCTAAAATTAATTGATCAAAGTCGCAGTGGTTTTCAATCCATAAAGCTACTTCAAGGTTGGAAACTCCTATCACTTCCATATCAACTGCGTTTCCTGTGCAGTGCTGTGAGGTAGATTTTGACCCTATGGCTTCCGAGAGTTGAGGAGAACGATAGCCAGATGTAATTGTAACAGGCTTATCAAACTTTACTCTTACAGGCTCTAATATTTCATAACATAGATCGCCTAAGTTTTTAATCTCTCCACTACCAGCTTTATTTTTAATACCCTTACGTGTCGCAGTTTGCGACTTTTCCATTTCTTCTAATGTAAAATGTTTTGAAAGTTGCATTAAGACTCCTATGATTTAGGATAATTTATCTATTTCTTCTTGTAATAAATCCCATGTTATTTCTGAATGTGGACAAGTATCTACTGTTATAGCCATTCCAAATTCATCTATGCCTGTAATCCATTTTATATTATTAAAATGTTCTTCAGTAGAAAAATCATTACCATTAAAAGTAAATTGACAATCTGTTTTTAAAGTATTTATGGCTTTAACCATTTTTTCTAAATTTGTCATTATGCCAATACCTCTTGTAATATAATTGTAGCAGTTGTACCCTCTCCAACAACTTGTGCTGTTCCACCTTGTGCTAAAAAATACATAGTATAGACAGTTGCGTCTGTTGTGCTAGGACTATCTAAAAAAGAAAAAGAGCCTTGTGTATCTTGTCGCCCACTACTGTCAAAATTTTGAGCATAACAATTACTTGACCCATCTGTAATAATGTTGCTTGAACCCCTGTAAATAGTACAGATCATTTCACCATTAGATGCACCATTATTCATAAAATGATTTACATTGACTAAAACTTTAGATGATGTTGCTGTTGGTGTTATTGTGGCAGTTAAGCCAGATGTTACATAAGAGCTACTTGTTGTGGTTACTGCAGATGAAGTAAAACCTTGAATAACTTGATTAATTTTTCCACCACCTACATTAGTCAAGTTCGCCCCACTAACTGCTGGTAGTGTTCCTGTTAAGCCGTACGTTGCATTTAATTTTACTAATGCCATAATTAACCTTTTGGATTATCTGTTTTAATTTGTTGTATTCTTGCTTTCCAACTATCAATACCATCATCATAAATTTCTTCAAGTTGTGATTCCCAAGTTCCATATAAATTTTTTCTTGTAGCTATAACTGTTTGATTACTTTCTTCTGTGTTTCCAGCAGTTTCATAAGATGCTAGTTGTTCATCTGTAGGCTTTGCTAATCCACTTACATTCCAAGTGTTAATATAATCCCCAGAACCATCATTTTGTAAAATAATATTATCTCTTTCAGCTTGCCAAGTCTTTGAGTTCGCTTCTAAATATAATTTAACCTTTGTGTACAATGTAGCCATAATTTTATCTTATTCTATTAATTTAAATACTGTTAAATTTGCGTTGTCTTCATTAACTCCAATTCCCTCACTTGAATAAACATACATACTTATTGTATCTCCAACTGATAAACTTCTTATACATGAAAGTGATAAAGTGAACCAACCATACCCTGAATTTCCAGATACAGCTGTAGAATTGTAAGTAGCACTATTTCCTGAATTTGCTAATCTTAAAGATGCATAATCTGATGTTCCATTTAAACTAGTTACTGTTGCAAAAGCTGACATGTAATATTTTCCAGCCTTACCACTAGGTACTGTAAAAGTATTTGAAGTAAAAGCATTATCGCTATCTACTCTTTCTGTGTTAAGAGTTACCTTTGTCCAAGTTGTTGCTGAAATTGTTTGTGATGAGCCTGTTTTATCTACTGAAACAAAAGGTGTATTACTTCCACCAGCACTAGCCCAAGATAAAGCACCAGAGCCATCAGTTTTTAAAAATTCATCTGCGTTTCCATCTGTTGTAGGGAAAGTTAAAGTGTATGAAGCACTTGCACTATGACTAGGGCTACGCAATTTAATTCCATGACTATTTTGTTCACAGTTAAGCTGTAAAGTTCCAGCAGTTGTGTTATCGCCTTTAATTTGTAATCCAGCATTTGATGAAGTTGATACAAAGTTTGTTTTAGCATTAGTAACAGTAGAATCAGACGGAACTCCCAAGTCTAAAACATTTCCATATACCATGATGAAGTCAATACTATCTGATGAAGATAAAGTTCCTGAAGCTGGTAAGAAAGTAATTGTTGAGCCTGATACTGAAAAAGATGAAAGAGGTGCTTGGATTACACCATTCAAAGATACTAGCATATGATTTGCAGATTCAGGTACAAATGCAACAGAATCTACAGTTAGGTTGTATGTATTTGTTGAAGATGTACTTATAGCATCTAATTTTACAAAGTTTCCTACTGCTGGGGATTTTCCAATATAACTCATCTATACTCCTGTTAATGCTTGGATTTCGTCATCATCTAATCCCAAGTCTTTTAGTTTTTGTCTGCCAGATGCTTTTTTATTTGTTTTAGCATTTTCTAATTCAGTAGCTTTTGTATTTATATTTGTCATGTTAATATTAACTACATCATCATTTTCATCTTTTGCTATAATTGTTCCGTCTGATTGTAGTTCAGCTTTTATTACTGTTGTGTATAAATTATAAACTGCGTCTAGTTTAAAAGTATTCATTAAAATATTCCTCCGTCTAATTCTATTGCCATCATAAAATTTCCTGAACCTGCTGAACCAACATAAGTTGTACCTGAACCAACTTTGTATCTTAATTTATAAGTTAATGCGTTTGTGCTATTTACATTTTTATCCATATAAACAAATGATAGATAATCATTAGCACCATTTATATTTTCTTGGTTTGCTAAACTATCAGCACTAACGTGTAAGTTACCATGTTGATCGCCATTATTTGAACTATCTCCTGTTTTACTTATAGTATAATAAGCTCTAGTTGAAGTAGTGTTTTGATTTGCACATTGAACATATACTAATATATAATTTGAAGAAGATGATGGGGTTATTGATACTTCGTAATCTGACCCAACATCAGTATAAGATGAACTAGTTGTAGAATATTGTGAAGCACTATGTGAGCCAAATTTAATTTGTAAGACACCACCACCACCAGCACTAGCCCAAGTCATTCCCCCTGTGTTACCTGATTGTGCAGATAAAAAATAACCATTTGTAGGTGCGTTGCTGATTTGCATTTTAGCTTCGTTAATAGCTTGATCTGAAATATCTGCTTGTGCTACTGTTCCATCAGTAATTTTTCCTGTTGTAACTGCATTTGCACCTAGTTTAGATTCTGAAATAATACCATCTGTAATATCAGAACTTGTTAGTGGAACTGCTGTAGGTGTTTTTCCTATGTATGACAATTAAAACTCCTATGTTATTTCTAATATTGATAATGTTGCGTCTATTTTAGCTGTAACTGAACAATCTATTTTAATAATATCAGTTGCTTGAACAACAACTTTACCACCTGTTAAAAGTTCTAATGATGCACCAGCTGGAATACTGACATCTTTAATTAATAAAACTGTTTCGTTTGTTTCTGTATCTGAAGTATCTGAAACTAATTGAACATCTGCTGTAACAGTTGTTGTGTGAATATTACAAAGTGTTAAACCAATAATTACTGTAGTTGTCGAATTTGGAACTGTGTATAGTGTTAAAGGAGTTCCAGCACTAGTGGGCATTGCCCCATTTGTTTTTACTTTAAATGTATTTGCCATAATCTATCCTAAAGCTATTGCAAGTGGTAAAGCATTTGGGTCAGTTTCTGTGATCGTTCCTGTTACTGCTACACTACTTGGTAATGTTATTGCGTTTGTTGATGTATTAATACTAAACAATTCTAAATTATCAGAGCCATCATTTAGCTTAATTTTTAGTGTGTTTGATGTGCCATTATCAACCCAAATTGTACCAGCTACTGCTGAACTAGGTGCTGAACTTCCTACATGAGATGAATTAACTGCACCTAAAATATTATTAAGTTCAGTTCTAAAGGAAGCAAATCCCTGATTGGCTAAAATTACATCACTTACTTGGCTCATATATAATCCTTATAGTTTAATTCGTTTAACTTTTCAAGCCATATCCAACAACTTGATAATCGAATGTTTTGCTGATTCCTGTATTACTACTATTATAAAACCTAATTGTAAAGCCTGTTTTAGACTTACTTGTAATTTGATAATAATCCCCTGTCGCTAAACCTTGTGCTGATATTCCTATGCTTGGTGTTTGATAAAAAGAATTTGTGAATGTAATAGCCTGACCTGAAGCTGATGCAACAACATCTTCTCCTGATTCAGTTCTTTTTTCAAAATTAACTTTATATTGTAAGGTGTGAACTTTTGCTCTAGCTTTATTATTATCACTTACAATCTTACATCTAAATTTAAAGTATCTACCTTTAATTGTACTTTGTTGTGCTATTTTTTGAAAACTTGTAATATTATTTAAACTTGTATCATCATATCCTACTTGTATTTCTGCACCAGCTTGAACTTCTGCACTACCATCAAATGGGGCTTTTGCATCTTCAAACAAAGTTGCACCACGACCTGAATCAAATAAGTCGTATTCATCTTCTGTTGTCATTCCTATAACAACTCCTAAATTAACATCATAAACTGCGTCTAAAGAAATAGTATTAGCAAATGTATAAAAACCAGATGATTGAATATTTGAATTAAAGTTTGTTGGGTTAGATGTAGCGTCAGTTCCACCTAAATCAAATACTCCCTCTGGAGAATCAAAATTACCTATAGTGCTATCAAACTGTGTGATTGTATCAAGTATCAAAACATTTCTGCTTTCTGAATCTAATGATATTGCAACATTACTATCTCGTGTTCCTAAAAAATCTGCCATTATTCACTCACTGTTAATATGTTTTGAAAGTTTTGTAATCCTGAAATATTAGTTGTTACAATAGAAGCCTCTGCACTTGCATTACCTAATTTATCAACTGCTTTAATTAAAAAACTTCCTGTCTGTGCATTAACCACTAAAGAGTTTGATTTTCTTCTAACAACTTTAGCAAGAGGTGTACTGCCATTCCATGTTGCACCACTTTGAACATCTTGGTATCTTACCTCATACCAAGAAATATCTAAATCAATTACAGGCGTCCAAGATAATTCCATTTGATTTGAGCCTACCATAGATACAGAAAGATCATCTACATCTTGAGGTATTTCTGTTGCACCTACAATCTTTCTTGAGCCTGTTGTATAAGCTGACGAAACACCAAAACTATTTATTGCTTTTACTCTTACATTATATGTAGCATCATCAACTGCGTTAAGTAATTCGTGTCTTAACTGTGTACCATTAGAAATAATTTTAAAATTAGTTTCTGTACTTTGTTTAGCTTCTACTTGATAGTATTGGACAAATTTATCTGTACTAGCACCTATTTGAATATTTAATCTAGTAAGTACAACACCATCAGCATATTCAATCATTTCATCTGTCAAAGTAATAGAGGCTGGTGCTTGTATCGTAAATGGATTAGGAAGATTAGTAGTTGGTACTGCTGTTGCTTGTGTTTTAGAAGCCCAAGTATAATGTGTGGCCTGATACTCAACAAGTGATAATCCTACTGTCAAATCTCTATTAAAAGTAATTCCAAGAACTCTAAAAGGTTTAGCAGAAAAACCAATAGAACTGTGTGTAATATTTACAATATCTCCAATCGCTAAATCGTAACCATTAAAATCAACATTGATACCTAAAGATAATGCCTCTCTACTTCTTCTTAAAATAACTTCTGCCATTTCCTCTGCCTGATATTTGCTAGTTAGTGTAGTAAAGTTAAATCTACCCTCTAAAAGAAAACCACCATCAACTGTTTTCATTGTTGCGTGTTGATCTGCACTTGGTAATCCTGAATCATCAATAGGTGGAAACTGTGCTTCATCAACTTGAAAATTACGATCTGGATTAACGAAACCAACTATAACTCGATTGTATCTGTCATTTTTTGTAGGTGTAGATAATGAATAACCACCTATAATATTATCTTCTGTTAAAGTGATATTTGCTGTTCCTGTTGTTTCTATAATTAAATTATATTTACCAGCATTATAAGGTAAGTAGCCTCTACAACCTTTTAAGAACTCTCTAACATTATCTATAATTGGTCTTGATGTATCTAACGCAGTATTGCAATCAAAAATATTTATATCACTAGCACCTGAATATGGCGTTACTTGTGTTTCACAAATTAAAGAAGCATCATAAAAACTTTGTAAATCTATTTCAGTTGTTGCTAATCCTTTGCCATATCTAGCGTTAGTTAAATAATCTAATAAACACCAAGCTGGATTAGTTTGGTAACTTGCTGATTGTTCTACTAAACTTGAATTGTATGTTTTAACTTTTTTACCTTGTATCTTTGCTTGTACTTTTGGTATTCCTGTAAATGCATCAGGATTCCATTTAAACCTTATAGCCAAATAAGATAAACCTGATAATTTATGACTACTTCCCCAAGATGACAAAGTTGAAAGTAAAGAACTAGCTGATTGTCCATCAGTTCCGAAATGTGGCTCTACTGTTATTGTGCTTTCTGCTGATCCATTTTCTTCACTAGGGTCAGCTTTAAAAAAATTACTATCTGAACTATTAACAGTTCTTTGAACATTGTCTGTTAAATCTCCTGACCAAGTTACAGGCTTTTCATCTATTCTAATTTCTGTAATATCGTTTATCTCTCCCTCTGACATAACGATAGCCATATAAAGGTAAGTATTATCAGTTCCTGAAGTTTCCATAAAAACCCTAACGCCCCCTGTAAGTCTTTCTCCATAAATTACAGGAATATTAGCGTCATTAGATTGTTTATTAATTAATATACCTTTTTCAAAATCATCAAATTCATTAGTTCCAAAGTCAGGGATTTCAGGTGTTTTTGGTCTTAACACCCAGCCTAAAAATAAAGATATACCTAAAGATACTAAAGGGTTTCCCCCTGTTATAAAACTAGTTACAACACCAACTGCCTTTTTTCCTGTATTTACAATAGCATCTACAAATCCACCCATTATATATCCTTAACTATCATTCTTTTAATTTGATTATCTTCTACTCTTAACCAAGTAAAATTATCTTTAATACCTTTGAATTTGTTGGCCATATTAACACACCATTTAAAAATTTTTCTAACATTTTTTAAAGCGATAAATTCTACAAATACTAAATTAGTACCAGAGTTCCATTCAGTATATTTTATCTTTGCTGTCTTTTTAAAATGATTAAAAGCATAATCAGATAAATAAGCCCAATTAGTAAAGCCAACTAATTTATCATTATGATAATGTTTTTTATACTGATTTAAAAATATACTTGGCTTGATATGATGTTGTAAATCAAGATCGTGTAGTTTATCATATTTGGCATAATTTCTATATAGTGAGATAATATCTTGCATTATTCTCTACCCCATTTAATATCTTGTACTGTTTGTGAAGCAAAATCCATACCAACATCTGTACTAAAGAATCTTTGTTGTGATGTATTGTTTGTTTTTCTGCCATTCTTTTTATTAAAATCTGCCCAATGAGATACAATAGATAATGATAATGTGCTTGTAGTATCTCGTTCAGCTATCTCAAAATTTTCTATACTTCCTTTATAAAGTAAAAAAGGGTCAGCAAATATAGTATTATCATCATCTAGTAATCCTCTATGAATAGTTACTGTATCGTTAATAACACTTTCGTTTAATACTGTTGAAATAAAAGTTTGATCTGCACCTGATAGAGTTAATGTAATACTAGATTTACTTACATCTGTTTGTTCAGAAAAGTCAGATATACCTAATAAATGACTAGAAGCTGAATATGTGATTGAAGAGCCTGATACTGATGATGTTAAAGGAAAAGAACAATCAGTGATATTAACAGGAGTAGAGAAACCAATAGTGATAAGGTGTATTGGTCGTATATCATTTGTCGCTATTTCGTTCTTTATCGCTGTTGTTAGGCTTCTCGTCATATTCTTCGTAAGTTGTTTGGGTTACACTTTCTGTACCTTTTAACATAGTATATTCAAATTTGCTATTAGGTTTCTTGTATTCTTTAAGATCGTTGATACTAGCATTTATTTCATCTTCATTAACAATAATTTCAGCAATAAAGTCAGCGTTTATTTTATGTGTAATTTTATATTTTTTCACTATAGAGATTCTTCTACATCAAATTCAAATTGATACAACAATGCACCATCTTTAGCAGTTCCTACTACACCAAACTCTTGAATATCGTTTGTTAAATGTACTGTAAATGGAACATTATCATAAGTTACTATAGAATCATCTGCTACTGTTTGTAATAAAGGTGGCTCAATAGTTACTGTTGAAGCATTACTAGAAGCCTGAACATCTGCTACAATCATATAAACTTTTGAATGACTTGCAAACTTAATAAAATCTCCTGACTTAAATGCGTGTGGATTATCATTGTGGTGTCCGTCCATAGCAATCGTTGTATCTCCAACTGCGTGAGAACCATTAACTAATACTGTGTTAGATTCATTACCTCTAGCATCTTCTACTTCTGGTGGGATAATTGTAAAGTTTTCTTTGCCTGATCTTTGTTTAATTATAAAAGCCATTAACTCTCCATAAACATCTGATCTAGTTGCTGTAACTATTCTAACTGTGAATGCAAATCTTTGATTGTCTATTTGTCTAGCGAGTTTCTTACCTGATACAGTTTTTGATATAATAGTATTTTGAATAGACCTTATTCCTAAAGATTCAAATTTAGCAGTTGATATTGGAAATGCACCAGCCATTAGATTAAGTTTTTACTCCCTCTTTCATTAACTGCATTATTAATTAATTGTGTTATAGCACCTCTTGATCTAACTAATAATTCTTCAAAACCAGAAGCATCTACTGTATTAATATTAAAATTAACTGTTGTACTTCCACCATTTCCTGTGCCTCTAGCTGATTGTGTTATTTGGCCTGTTGAATTTGGTATAAATAATTCAGCACCATTTTCTCCAACTATAATTGGATTACCTTTTGATACTGCACCACCTTTGGCCATAAAAGGTATTCCACCCCCACCACCACCACCTACTGCACTTAACATCATCTGTAATACAATTTGTCTTTTTAAGTTAGTGTTTTGTTTTCTAATAAGATTATCTTTTTGTTTTTGCATATCTAAATCAATTAACATTCTTACACTCATCTCTAAAAAGTGTGCTATCATTTTAACTAATAATTGATTAACCATATTTCTAAATGTTTCAGTTAAACTTTTACCAAGTACAACTGCTTCTGCTATTGATTGTGAAGTTTTTTTCAATGCACCATTAACTCCATTAGCAATAATATCTTTTATATTTTGTGATTTTTTTTCAAGTTCTGACATAGCTGTTTTATTTAACTCTCTAATTTTTTCAACAGTTTCAGTAATAGCTTCTTTAATTTTTTGCATATTAGTTTTAGCTTCAAATATAGGTGGTAAAGTATCTATAAATATTTCTTTCATTTTTTCAGCTTCTTCTTTGGCTTCAACTTCTTTTCCTGTTAATTCTGCAATAAGATCAATAATTTTTTGTATATTCATTATAACAATAGCACCAGCACCTATTAATAAGTTTTTCTTTGTTGCACTATTAAAAGCTAACATAGATACAGTTGCACCTTTAATAGCAAGAGATAGATTTATAAAAAATTTGATTAATGCAAATCCTATTAATATTTTAATAGTTTCTATAATAGCTGTCATATTATTATGGAAAAATTTTAAAACAGAAACTACTCCTCTTAATGCACTTGCTAAACCTTGACCTACAGTTGTTGCAAACTCATTAAAAGTTTTTTCATTTTCTTTAACAAATTTATCTAATGCTTGAAATTGTATTTTTAATTCATCAAAAAAACCAGCATCTAATATTCTTCTTTTTAAATTAAAGAATGAATCTCCTATCATAGATAAAGTTCCCTCAAATGTTTTTGCTAATTCATCAGTAGCACTTCCAAATTGACCACCTTTACCAAATACTCTTTTAAATGCTTGTGCTGTTTCTTCTACTGATACTGTTGCACCAGCTTTAAAACCAAGCATGGCTCTAACACCTTTTTCTCTAAAAATATCTGCTGAACTAATACCAGCACTCATTGATCTTTGTATTTGTTCTGCTGTTGTTCTAAAATCTAATCCTGTAACAGATGCAACATTTCCTGTAATTTCCATAAGATGTGCAAGTTCTTTAGCATCTTTAGAAACTACTGATAATACTCCTGAACCTGATTGTATTTCTTCTAGTGAAAAAGGAACTTTAGATGCGAATTTTGACATCTCATCAAATGCTCTTGCACCCTCTTGAGCAGAACCAAATAAGAATTTTAATCTAACTTGTAATCCCTCAATTTGTTTTCCTGTATTAACTAATGATCTAACTGCAAGTCCTGTACCAAGACCAATAAAAGCATTTTGCAAATTGAATACAGCACTTTTAACTTTGGATAAATTACTTTGAACACCATTTAAGGCCTGTTTGGATTTATCTCTTGCTACTACATCTATATTGAGTCTTTGTGCCATTATTTAAACTTTCTTGCTTCTGCTAGTGATTGACTTGTTTTATACTGATCTTGTTCTTTTTTCAAGTATGCTAACCAAAGATTATAATGACTAACAGGCATATCAAGAACTTCTTGAATTGTGATGTGGAGTCTGTCTGCAACAACTAAAAGCGACCTTATGTTAGGGTCGCTATCTACTTTTTTTCGGCTTCCTCGTAATTAGCATCTAAAAGTATTTTATTAGCAATATCTGAAATAACATTTGAATCTGCTTTTTTTCTTAAAGCAAATTTATCTTCTGGGCTAAATGCTTTAATCATCTCTCCTTTGTCATTTTTGACTTGGAGTTTCATTATAAGCAAATCAACAAGAATAGTTAAATCTTGAAAATTATTAGATTTCTTAAAGATGATGTTTTTTTCTTCAAGGGTTAATGGCTCTGAATAGAATACACTAGCGTTACCATGCTCGTCTTTCCACTCCTCAACCTCAATAGTGATAGTTTTAAGAGTTTCAAAATGAGATTTAACTCTATCAATAACTGACATAAATTAATATTAGACAGTACCTATAGTTAAAGCCCCTGTACCTTGAAAAGTAACAGTTCTTGAAATAATTGCGTCCATTGAGTTATTAACTGACATTCCTGTAACAATTCCTGTTCCTGAGAAACTTCTGTCGCCACTTGCATTACCCTCTGGGAGTAATATAAATGAGATTGAAGCACCAGCAACTAAATTTGTTTGTGGTGTATCTGTTTCGTCAAAGTGCATTTCTAATGTTCCAGAGAATGAAGTTCGACCAGCAACAAATGATTTAGTAGCATCTGTTAAAGCTGTATCTTCTACAACATCTCCTGTAGTTTCAAGTGTGAATGATGTTAGTTCCCCAACAGCAGTTCCACCAGCAGTAACTACGCCTTCTTTTCCGTGATGTGTTGCCATTTTTTATCCTTGTTAGATTTAGTTTGTTTAGTTTCTTTTTCTTGCTTATAGCCTAAACTTAAAAAATGTTCAAGATTAGATTCATTAATAGTTATCTCTGAATTATCTTTATATAATTTAATATCCTTAGCCATAAGTCCTTTTACAGTTTATCATCTTCCTCGTCAATATCTTCTTCATCTTCTTCAAAATCTTCATCATCTAAATCTTCTTCCCACTCTTGACTATCTTCTTCTTGGTTTTCTTTTAATTCAGCTAATAAGTCTTTTACTTCCTCACACAACAAAGACTCTTTATCGTGTAATTTTTCTATTTGGTCTATTTTCTTTTCTATTCTATTTATAATTTTAGTAGTCATTTATTCTCCTATGGTGTTCCAGCTTGATATTCGTACATACACCTAATTGTCATTCTTATTCCACCAACAGGAAATAAAGAACCCTCGTCAGTTTCTACTTGTATAACTTCCGAATCAAGTGCATTACCATTTCGAGTAATATCAGTTTCTATTGCAGTTTCAATAGCTGTAATTAATTCATTTCTTTTCGTATCTATATTGGCCTCAGCACCTTTAACAAATCCTAGTATTACAAAATCAATAGTACCATGCCTAGTTTTAGCACCACTTCCTAATTCAGAGTCATCTCTATTTTCTTCTGATGTTTGCACTATTACTGCTGGATATTGTTTATCTGATAATTCATCTAATAAAAAAGGTTGTCTAGTAGCCTTTATAATTGTTGGGCTAGATATAGCAGATATAACTGACAATAAATTAGATGCTATGTTTTCTCTTACACTCATATTCTAAACTTTCTTAATTCTTTTTCTACAAATCGGTTGAACTGCTTACTTATAATCTTTTCTGTTCTATTGTTAAAGCCAAAAAATTCTCTTTTCGGATTACCAAGAACTTGATTCCATAATGCTTTATCTCTTTCTTCTGCTCTAGCAAAACCTATTGATATTTTATGTTTTCCTGTTTTTTTAATAGAAGAACTTGGAGTTAATGAACCCATCATATCTCCTGTATAATGTAAATCTACTTTTGTTGGATAACCTATTTTATTAAGATGTTTTAAATAACCCTCTGAATAAGGTGCAAATGGTCTATCGTTAAAATTAATACCTTTTTTAGTTTTAGTTCTAATAATCTTTAGTAATTGGAATCCAGCTTGTTTAATACCTTTATCAATTATTCTAGGTAATACAGATTGAAACTTTTTAAATTTTCTTGCTACTTGTTTATTATTAGATTTTATCTTTAGATCGACAGCCATTATCTAGTCAATCTTCTAAATCCATGTAAAGGTTCTCTCTCGTTTGATATGATAGTTCCATCAGCATCTACATCATATTCTACACCATCTTCTAATATCATTCTCCATTCAATATTGTATTGGCTCATGTAGTATTCTTGCATTCTTTCAAATCTATCTTTTTCTGTTTCTGGTCTAAATTTAGTTAATGCTGGTAAATAGAATCTTCCAAGAAATAGATAAACACCAGCCCGTTCAAACTGATCTAAATTAACTTTTGTATTAACCATTTCAGCAGTATTTAAAACTGTTATATCTGTGAATATGTTTGTTTTATATACAGGCCACCATTCTACTCTTAATGCTCTAAAAATATCATTAGTAGTTTGTGCTAGAAAATTAGTTGTTTCTGTAGCAGTTGTAGAGATACCAAAATCAAACGCATCAGGTTGATACTTTTGTATATCTGATGTTGTTATAACATTAGCACCTGTATAATTAGCCATAATTTACTTCCAAATTAAATAAGCAATTACTAAAACTAAAGGAATAGAATACATTGGGTTATTTTTAGCTTTAATCCAAACCCATTTAGACCACTTTTTAGCTTTCATTATAATTATTTTATTCATTTCTTTTTCCTTGTTTTTCTTTTCTTTTTAAGAGGTACTACATTTTCTGCAACAATCTCATTAACTTCTTTTACAACATCTTCTGCTTGTTTAAAACCTCTAAAATCATACATAGCTTTATTAGTTTGATAATCTAATTCGCTTCTAGTGATTGTTTTGTTACCTCTAATAAGAGTAACCATTTTTTCATTTGATAATATTAATTTTACCATTTTATCTCCTTGTGTTAGTTGCGAGGGCTATTTCTAGCCCCCACAAAGTAAGCGTTATTACGCTTGGATAGATGAATCGTAATGTAATTCAACTCCGTATGAGTCATGGATTTCTCCAACACCATACACAGAAGTTGCAACGATTTCGTCTGCTCTAAGAGAAGCATCTCTTTGAGTTTCGATTTTAACATCTTGCATCATTGCGATTGCTAGTGCATCTCTATGGAACGCACCACCTTTGTAATCTCCAGCTGTTCCTGTATTAGCCATATTTGAAGTTTCAAATACATTCATACCAGCTATTTTACCAATGTGTCCTGATCTTAATGCTTCGTTAGATAATTCAGTATCTAAACCAGCAAAAGTATTAGTAAAACCAGATTTAAGGTCATAAGCGATCTTAGGGTGTAGTACAACTTGACAGCCATCAGTAGGTAATGCGTTTTCTTTTAAAGTTGAAAGAGCATTAAATAATACTGCTGGAGTAATAGCTGTAGAACCATCTCCTAATGCAACACTAAAGCCATTAAACAATGCAGTTAAATCTGTATCTTGTTTAGTTGCTAGTGCTTCTCCAAATAACTTACCAATATCTCCAGCAACATTTCTTGGTGCTGAGTTTCTTGCTAAATCAGTTAGAGTAGTCATAACACCAACCTCAGATGCAGTAATAGTTACTGAACTAGGGTTGATTGCTGTGTTTGATAGATCAGTTGCTTCTGCTACTGCTGATGCTGATACTTGAGCATAAACAGGAACTTCAACAGCTTTTCCACCACCCGTGATAGCATAGTTTTTAACTAAGTTTCTCATGATGGATTTTTCTGAAGCTACAAATTGTGCTTCTGCTACAATCTCAGTGTATAGTTCCGAGAGTGTGCTACTTGTACTTTCGTTTGCCATGTTATTATCCTATTAATTATTTATTGTTTAAATTAATCTCAACAGCCCCTGAATCTCGTTTCTTCCTATATTCTGAATAGGCTTTACGATCTTCTGGTTTTGTTAAGTCCAAGTCCTGTAGATTAAAAGGTTTAACAGTTTTACCACCAATAGCACTCTGGCTTCCTGAACCTGACAATGACCCTTGACGGAAATGTGGGTTGCTATCTAAAAACTCCTTAACTCGATCTTCTATTGTAAGTAGTTCTCCTTTTGAGTTATATCGTACATTAGAATTATTATCAACTACTTCTATACGACCATCATCTGTGTATCTAACTTCATCTTTTAATAAAGAAACTACTTGCTGTGCGTTGATAGATTTTTCTCTATTAGCAACTGATAGTATTGAATTATCTACTTTTTCTTTCTTGATCTGAGTCTTGTAGTTAAGCAATTCTTTTTCTTTTTCAGATAATCTTTCTTGCATTATCTTTTCTAAGTCTTGCTTAGTTTTAGCTTCTTCTAATTCTTTTTGTTTTAGAATTTCAGCTTTTTGCTTTTCTTCTTCTTGAAGTTTTTTCTCATACTTATTTTTTTCTGCTTCAAGTCTTGTTTTGATTATGTTGTCTATTTGTTCTTGTGTAAAAGTTTTTTGTTCTGGTGTTTCTACTTTTACTTCTTCTTTTGGTGTTTCAGTTGCTTGTACTTCTGGTGCAACATTTGTTTGTTCTTCGGACATTGTTTTCTCCTATATTATATTATTAGTTCGCCTTTGCTGTCATACCAATCAGGATTGACATAAGACCATTGATGACGACAATTATAACCACCTCGAACTATTAAAGGATTGCCAGATTTTTTTCCTGACCAACTTCTACTTGCCCAAAGTGTGTTGACTTCATCAACTGTGAAAAGTCCACTTTTCCTCTTGTTATATACTCCATTAATTACATTTCTGCAAATTTCTCTAGTGGTAGGTATTACATCTCCATAGTATTTTACATAAGTTAAACCAGCATCTTGTGATTTATTAAAGTTTAATGTTGCGTCAAAATCTCTTAGTGAATCATTAAGTATTTGACCAGCATATCTTTTCATATTCTCTCCAGCCCTATCTCTTGCAAATTTAGTTTGTAGAGTTTGTATAGACTTATCAACTTGTGCTTGTTTAGACTCATCAAACTTATTTTTGTTTATGTAATTAACTAATCTTTGTATTTCAGGGTCATCTGAACTAGCATAAATACCATTGATAGTTTGTCTTAGTTCTTTTTCTAATACTGCAAACTCACTACCTACTAATGTATTTTGATAAACTTTTTCTGATAATCGTCTTGTAAATGTATTTGATACATCTTTAAACTGTGTAAAATATTGTTGCTTTAAATTTTGTATTAATGCTTTATCGCCTTTAGTTAATTCTTGAAACTCTATAGGAATATTACCAATTCTTTTAAATGCTTTTTCTATTCGTTTAGCTTGTTTATTAAAACCCTCTCTAACAACTGTATCTGACCATTTAAGATATTCTTTTTCTAAGATAGCTTTTATCTGTGGTCTAATC